TAAGTTATCTACATTTCCACAAAGTTTTCCACTTCTAACTACTGCTTAAACCATTGAGATAACAGTAGTTAAGAGCAGCAAATACAAGAGAGCGTTTCTATTATAGAAGCATAAAGTCCCGTATTTCCAAGGCCTAAACGGTCAAGGTGTAGGAGTAGTCAAGGAATAAACGACACTCCTACACCTTTTTCCGCTTCTAATTACTGTTTGCCGGTCCTGCCGATAGCCTCCATGAGCTTGTCATAACCAAACATGGCTGCATACGCTACCATGAACCCCAGCACGACCGCGGCGGCCACCATATACCATACCACCGCGATAGCCTTGATCTGACAGTAGGCGAAGAACGCCACCAGCGTGAGTACCATCGAGACGGCGACCGCCAGAATGTTGGTCGGCAGCTTGTCCCAGGTGACCTTCTTCAGCACCTGGACGACGATGTTGGTCACCACCACCAGCACACCGATGACGCTGATGACCATGGACCAGTTCAGAACACTTTCCATTTTTGATTCCTCCTTATGTTATCCGACCCCATCAGGCGGAGCAGAGCCATGTTTATCCGGCCATGAATTGTTCTTGCTCAGGTTCTCGACGGCAGACTTGATGGCGTACACCAGCACCACGCCGATGATCTCGGTAAGCGCCACCTGAGATAAACTCTCGGCAATCTGCTCCTTGCCCATCCATGCGAGGATGTAGCTGCACCACACCCAGGCAATACCGTTAAGCAGGCAGACCCACACGATAATTTTCATAGTGGTCGCTTTCTTTTTGCTCGGTTCAGAGAGGTCGAGGGTTGGTTCTTCAACGACGTCCTCCGGCCAGTCCTCAGAAATATCAGCAGGCTGCTCCACAATGGGCGGGGCTTCCTTTGCTTTGATGTTCAGCATACGTCACCCTCCATCACGAAACAGGGAGCCGGAAAATCATTCCGACGGCGATGCCGATAATGGCGCTGATAACGCACCAAACAGCCTTACGCCAGTTCTCTCCGTCCTGGCCCTCCAACGTCTCCAGACGTTTTCCTTGGTTGACCTGCTCCTTCAGCATGTTTTCCATGTTCAGAGCCAGTTTTTCCACGGATGTACTGATAGCGGCAACCTGCTTGACGGTCTCCTCCAGCGCGTTCAACCGGTGATTCTGGCGGATGTTTTCATCCTCCAGACGTTGATTCTCAGCCTCCATGCTACGGCGGAACTCCTCATGCTCATGGCGAGAGATATAATCTCCGTCCATACCTGTCACCTCCTACTGCTTTTAAGCATTGTGTAGAGTTACCGCTGGGTGCTCAACATCCCGATCAGCTCGGAATACTCGGCCTCGGAAATCTTGCCGGCAGCGTAGAAAATATCCAGCTTGCTCTCGATGCCGTCAGTCTGGCCGCGCTCAATCATGCGCTTCAGAGTACGATACAACATGCTCTACATCTCCTTTCCTCAAATATCAGTCTTGGACAGGCCCAGCTCCAGCAGGGTCAGCCGGTACTCGTGGTCGATGTTGATGCCGTCGGCATCCGCCAGTTCTTTGGAGTGGTTCTCCTGGCCCTCGGCGAGAACCAGTAGGGCTTCATCCTTAGTGAGCTGGGCTTCCTCATAGACGAACACGGGGGTGGGCTCGCGGCCCTCATCCATGGGGTCGGTGCGCTGCGTCTCAACAATGTTGCGGCGCAGATACACAGTCGTTACGCCCACTTCGATTTCCTTGGGGCGGACGGTACTTTCTGCGGTGATGTAAACGGGTTCCACGGCGCTTTCCTCCTCTCGGCAAATATAGCTGCACAAGCTGCTCGTACACACGACGGTCGTCATGCCGGTCATAGCGGGAAATGTACCGCTTCATCCGCTGGAAGCTGACCCTCGGCTTGATATGCTTCAGGTACATCCGGTAGGTGTCGGTACAGTCGATCCATCCCAGATACGACATCATCTGGCGGTAGTCGTGAACAGTTGGCTTGCGCTCCTGATAAGGTTTCTTGTGAATCTTGCGGGCTTTTCTGGTTGCTTTCAGCATGATAGATTTGCGCAGCACCGTCCGGTTCCGATAGAACTGGAAGCCCATGAAGTCCAGAGGCCGCCCTCGGTCTTCACCGTTGACGGTGTAGGAGAAACGAAACACCTGCCAATTTCCTTTCAGCTCCAGGCCCAGGTTGGCCTCAAGATACTCGGAGATGGCTTGTCTGATTTGGTGCAGAACTTTCTTGTTTGACCCGAAGATGACCATGTCGTCCATGTAGCGGACATAGTAGACCGCGTGAAGCTGCTCCTTGATGAAGTGGTCCAGCTCCTGCAAATACCAGTTGGAGAGCCACTGCGAGGTATAGAAGCCAAGAGGGATACCGGCGTCAGTCACGTCGATGATCTTGAACAGCAAGTCCAGCATCATGTCGTCGTGGATATGCTTGCGGAGCTTTGCTTTCAGAATATCGTGCGGGATACTGTCAAAGAAGTGATGGACGTCCATTTTCAGAACATACTTCACGTTCTTCGGGTCGGTTTCGATCCATTTCTCGATGACTTTCTTGGCCTTGTGGGCTCCTCGCTTGGGCAGACTGGCGTAACTGTGCTGGTACATTCCATGCCAGAACATCTCTTCCATGGCCTTAGCGACACAGTGCTGAACGATAAGCTCCTCCAGCGTCGGCACGATGATGACCCGTTCCTTGTGGGCCGTCCCGTCATGGATGACCTTCGGAACATGCTCGGCGTTCTCGTACTGCATGATCCAGTCGTAGGAGGCGCACAGCAGTTCATCATCCGACATGTGCCGTTTCTTCAGCATCTTACGGACGCGCTTTGTGCGCTTGGCCTGCTTGATGGCTTTGCGGCGGTTTTCTTCCGATATGCAGATGTCAAACAAGTGTTTGTAGGATTTCATTACTCTCTTATCCTCTCACCCGCTTTCACCTCTTTCAGATACTAACGGGTGCTTGCACCGAGTTGATTTTCACCAAGCGGTGAGGAAAGGGTGAGGCCGGTGAAGCCCCTCCCCTTACTGCGTTCGGCAGCGATATGCACTGCATTGCTCATATATGAGGGTTCGCGTGGATAAGATAGGGCCGCGCCAATGTTGGTGTTCGTATTGTCGGGCGTATTGTTCAGGTTGATGTAGAACGGTCCGGCATTCAGGTCATTGTTCCAGTTGCCACCAACGATAGCGTGGGCGCAGTGCATACCCCTATAAAAATTAGGGGAGGGTATCTTTCGACCCCGGCCCCTATGCCCGTTTATGGATGGACAGGCGCTCCATTTTGAATTTCGTTTCCCCGGAGACCCAAGGTTCTCCAGACCTCTCCTTTACGCGGCTACGCCGCGGCAAGTGGTTTACAAGAGAGGGCCGCGCCAAAGTGGGTGCTCGTATTGCCGGGCGCAGTGTCCAGGCTGATGCAGAACGGTCCGGCACGCAGGTCACTGTCCCAGGTGCCACCAACGAGAGCGTATCTGACGCCGGAGTTGTTGTAGTAGGCGTAGTCCGCCTCATAGGTGGTTGTCGAGCCGCTGAAAGCGGTGGCGAGGCGTCCGAACTTCTCCGTTCGCATGGCGCTGATGTATCCGCCGCCCGTAGCCATCGTCATGATGCTCTTGTAGCCGGAGCCGTCCGTGTTGTAGTCGGCGGCGGTAGAACCGTCCTTTGTCCCCCTGGTAATTTTGGCCTTGACCGAGCCCGCGTTGCAGATGAGCCCAGCGGTCCTCCGCCAGACGTTGCCCCACGGATTCTCCATGCCGAACACCTTGACGCCGGAGGTCTTGTCGCTTGCTCCCCAGAACATACCCTTGGTGTTCATGGTGCCGGTCGCGATGGCGTTGCTCGCGCTGACCCGGCCGTACCCTGCGGTGGCCTGAAGGTCGGTGCTCTTGAACATCATGGTGAGCAGGTCCTGCACCAGGAAAATATCAGCGATGACCTCGGTGTACCAGATGTTCGCGCCGTTCAGCTTGGCGGCGTCGATCTCCTGCTGGGCTGTTGTGCTGACCTTGCAGGTCTGCCCGCTGATGGAGCGCATCCGCCCGGAGGAGTCCCATGCCCCGTCGAAGATGGGCGTGTAGAAGTGCGGGATCTCCTTGTTGTTCTTGTCGTAGTTGCTCCAGCACTCGTAGTCGGCGTCCACCTTCACGTCCGAACACCGGAAGTGGTACACGCCGCCGCTCTCCCACCGCTTGACGTAGATTTTGGGCCATTCCATCATGGCATTGCCACCGAAGTTGATGTTGGCCACGTCCGAAGCGGAGCCGTCCGCCTTCTTGGTCAGGTCGTTGGGGTTGAGATAGTAAGCCACCGTCCCGTCGTACTTCAGCATACAGGGCCGAGGCATGAACTTGGAGCCGGGGGTGCTGGGCCATCCGCCATAGCTGAACGCGCCGCCGAAGTTCATCACGGCCTTGGCAAAGGCGGAGTTCTCCACGTCGCTGGGGTAGCTGACCCGGGTAGCCGGGTTGCTGTCGTTCAGGTTGATGTTGAAACCGTACAGATACTCCCGGAAGCTCGCCTTCACCGAAACGGTCTTGTCGGCGGGAGCCAGATAGTTGTCCCCCTCAGCCACCTTGACCGTGATGGTGGCGGTGCCGCTGGTGTCGTTCACGCTATTGACGACCACCTCGCCGGTGTTCTGATTGACAGAGCCGATGGTAGCGACCTTGGTATCGCTGGAGGTGGCGGTGATAGCGCCGTTGCCCTTGCGGCCCACGGTGAACTTGGTGCTTTTGGTGGTCATGTTCAGCGTCAGCGACGCGGGACTCACCGTGATGGCGTTGTCCCCCTTGGCGATGCCCCAGGAGACCACCTTGGCCCCAACCGTCCCGTCCGACCACTGGTAGTTGGCAGTGGGCGTGAACGAAGCGGTGTATCCCGTCCCAGCATTGATTTGAGACTCCACGCTCAGCGTCATCTTAGCGCTGTCGTAGTTGGTGTCCCAGGTCGGAGTTTTGGGATTACCGTCGTACTTCGGAGTGCCGCTTTGGGCAGGGACATTGG